TGAGGTTGCCGAACCTCACAGACGTAAGCAAGTGGTCCAGATTAACAGGAACATCGTTCCCGACAATCCGGAAACACTTGAGGAGTGCAGCGTCTCCCTCGATGGGATCCGCTTGCCGAACTGGTACAGGGACGATACAGCGTGTTTTAAGACGCTGATAATCCGTATGCCAGCCGTGGGTCGAGAGAGCATTGCTGAAGCTCTCCCATCCCAACGCCTGCGTTGTAACCGAAACCGAGGGAAGCTCCCCAAGCAGCTGTTCAGCTAGCTCGCGAAGCTTCTTAGCGGTCCCCCACATGCCTTTCCAATAACATTGGTTGGCAAATGAGACTAAGGATACAACGCCATGTACGTCACGACGATCGTCAGGAAGACCATAACGCAAGTAGACAGGCGTAACGTCTACACCGTCATAGTAATCCTTTCCACATGACTCTCTGAACTTTCCAGTCCAGAAAGATTTTGCGGAATTGACTCGAAACCCGAAGGCTTCGAGATCATAGACGATCGATGGCGCCTCGTTCGCGGGAACAACAAGATCGTCCCCGTAAACGTATACATCGCGAGATTGTCGAAAGACCTCGCGAGCGGTCAGGCGCTTTCCACTCCGAACCATCCGGCTTGCCACAATGGTCAAAAAGAAGACCATTGCTTCGACCGGAAAGCACATCGCGGACCCCATAGACGCGAATTTTCTCAGAGGAAAAGATTTCCCCCCTGGGAGAACCGCACGCGTGGAACGACAAGCAAAAACGCATCGGCGAAAAGCCGGTACGCTCCGCAACATCGTCGCCACGTGCTTGCAAGAAACCATGTCGCTCGCATCGGACATGTCAAGTGTGGCTAAAACGCCATCTTTTGATGCCTGATGAGCGAGATTGGAATTAACCGACTGATCACTGAAATTAACGTGACCAGAGGTGTACCGGCCCCGGGACTCAATTCGGGGTCGGATCCAATCCGACAGAGACTGCTGCATAAATTGCATTGCAACAGGCTCTATCGCAATTACTCTTGGTTTCTTCGCAGTCTTAGGAACGAAACACACTTTAACAGGTGTCTCGTTCCGGGGTAGGAGATAAGGAATGCCGGAAACGCGAGCTTCAGCATCGGGATTACGGAGTGAAGCAACTCCGAACTCCGAAAACGGAAATTCGCGTTCCAACCTCAGGGGCCACGAGGCAAAAGCAAATTTAGCATTGCCACGCAAACCTTCTGCAGTTGTTCCGGGACCGTGTCGAGGAACGAGCTCGTCGTAAAATGACTCGAAAGAGCCATCAATAACGAGTTCAGACCAAACCACACCAGAAGCGAAAGCAAATGCCTCTGATAAGGCTTTGTTGGATACTTCAACACTCCTCATCTCCTGTTCTAGCTTCAGGAAGCCAGAAGCAGCTATTCTTGTACGCTCGTGTGAGCATACAAGAAAGAGCTTAGAGACACACCGGCACACTTGCCGGATTGCGTCAATGCAAGCCACTTCTGGCTCCAAAAGAAGCGCTCCGACCGAGTCAAAGATCTGGTCAGTGAAACCTCCGAGAAATCGGGGGAGACACCTTCCGCGACCTCTAGCAAAAGAGGGAGCGAGAGCTGGTGACCAGTACCCGTCCGCAAGCGCCTTTTCGAGGGCACTAGCGAACGTAGGGAGGGTGATCGTGAGAAACGATTCGCCTTCATCTTTGACTCTCCTTGTGACTGTTCTACAGTCACGATAGGGGTTGGCGCCACACTGCATCCCGCAATCTTGCAGGATGCTCAGAGTGACACTTAGCAGGCTTTTCATCGACACCTCCTACATAGGGGGTTAACCGATCCTGGCCCGCTGAACGTTGTGTACCTCTCTTTCCTGGTTCTGTGTAGAACTGGTAATACTTGAGACTACGCAGGGTAAAATTCGCGTTAATGCGAACGTCGCCCTACGTAGCCCCGGCGAGAACTTGATCCATGAGCTTCGGCAAATCGGTCGTCGTAACAAAACGGCCGAGTGCGTTGCACATTTGGATCCAGCTACTGCCGGTGCCAAGTACTCCGACGTCCGCAACAAGATAGATCGTCGACGTCTTCTGTGAATTGAGCTCTGAGTTGATAGGATCAGCAACGAGCTCGGTCTCCGTCAACCTGACGGTATACCGGGATCTCTTGCCGACCTGCCGACTTATGAGCAGATCCACATAATGCGTTGACGAAATCGTGTTACGATACGTCGAAGAGAGAGGCCCTCGCCCAGTGCACACATACGACACTAACGACGACCCCGACCCCGTATAGAGGACGGAATTTGTCGCCGCTGTCGCAAGCGTGCCAATGGTGAGGAGAGGATCAGCGAACATAGTGTTACTCCAGGTTAATACCAATGATGTGAAGTTAAATACCTCCACTTCTTTGGTAATTTCCCTTGGCTTATGCCAAGAGCAGCAAGAATGGCGAGTTGACTGGCAGTAAAATCACCAGTCTTCAAGCCAAAGCCGAAAGGAGAAGCCTGTCGTCGCATCTTTTGCACCTTAAGAAGGGTGTATTGAAGATGCTCCGACCCAGCTGTGATGTCCAAATTAGCGCCCCAATGAGGAGCGTGATAACTTGATGCATCCCAGGTGGGATCGGCCTCTACGGCGAAACCATCAACGATGGATTTCATAACGTAGGAGTCGGTCAGAACTTCATTGTCAACTGCGTTCGCAGAGAGGTTGGAAAAGATATCACCAACATTTGCGAACCAGTCGGCAAGCCAGGACCAAGGATAGAGCTCGTAAAGAACGCTAGGTGTGGGTGTCAACCCAAACAAAGCGGCCTTTGCTTTCTCAGTCCATCTGTCAGACCCGATGTCTGGTACGTAGTACCGATAGGTACCAACATACCAAACAGTAGTGTCCGTCTGGTTGTATGCTCGGTAAGGGCAAGAACCAGATAGAGATGAACCCTCATAATAACGACCATACGGACCTACAACGTGTAGGCCCGCAAGCTCGTCAACATCAGGGTTCCCTCCTATAGAAGGATCAGTAAGATCCCCAAACGGGAGGGTGAGGTTACCCTCACATAGGTCACTAGTGACAGAGGTCAATTCTCTCTTCGACCGCCGTTTGACTCGGATGTTGTTCCCATCGCGCAGCTTTTTCAAGCGAAGCTCGATGGTTTGTTGAAGCTCATAAGCTTTTATGAGATCTTTAACGAACGGCTTCCAGCCAAACTCCACATTCAAGTACTCAGAGCCAAGATCTTTGTATTTCTTGGTCCTGCGCTGCAAGAATATGGGCAACCGGGGTAAGTCGTGCAACTCGCCATAGAATTGGCCGAGTGACGCGACCGGGTTCCCGGGGCGGAACCGACGTATGTAGGCCGTGCCAAGGGCATTAAGTCCCAAGACATAGTCCGCATAGTCGGTTACAGTTGGAGTAGGTAGCGGAACCGGATCACCGGGTTGATCGAACTTGACCGGAGCATCGAAGCCCCGAGCAATAGTAGGATGCCAGGTAAAAGGTTCCACAGAACCGTCGGTAGTTAGAAAATTAGGGTCTGCTCGGTGCCAATACGGCCCGAACAAACTCGTCTTCGAACTACCAACAGCAGGATTCTCAATTTCCCGATAAACGTGAAACTGAGTATCCTCCTCACTCCAGGCCCCATCCTTAAAATGATGGGGCGATGATCGAAGAAGAGACCGGTGGTCACGGCCGATAATTCGTTGACTAAGCACATCCGTTTGGAGTGGATAGTCAAGCGTATCATCGGTTTTTAAAGGTGTAACCATCGGCTAGGTCCTTTCGACATTTGCGGAAAATGACCGCAGGGTGTTGTTGCCAACAAAGGGGTTCCTGTAAGGGAACCC